TCAATGGTTTACTTCAATACCTGAATCTTTAGCATACTTTTTTGCTAAAATAGTCAACAAAACAGAGTTTTGCTTTAATTCATTGCTAGCTTTTTTATCCGCTATAATCATTAATCGTTGCATATTGAATATTTCAAAAATTGCTTCATGTGGTTTTAATTCATCCAAAAATTTAATTATATCTTCTAATTTATCTATTTTATCAATATCCAGTTTTGGTCTTTTACTCATTTATAAAGTGATTGGTTTCTATTCCGGTTCTGTATTACGAAGTTATTAACTCCATTGTATGGAAACAAACACTATAACACTATTTCAATTATTGCCAATATTACTGAATGGTCTATCAATAAACATTATGCGTATATATTGTACTATTTTCGCTTAACTTTTTTTCTAATGAATTGATATTTTACATGTTAATAATGATAACAAAAAACACTCCGTTTCTTAATGACTTAATATTCAGATTATAGGTTATTTTGTACAATTCTTTTTTATATTGTCATATTTATATAGCATCATATCGTTATAACTTGATATTTTATTCAAAGTTACCTGATGCGTTTTAAGAACTGAATCGACAAAAGGATTACCAATATCCCTGTTATCGGCGAGCCATTCACAAAGCTCAATCAATGAACTTTTATCCGATGAAAAGAATATATAGTTAGTACCGACCAATACATTCAAGACATCGAGATAATCGCGAAGCTTCCAATATTTGTCTGATTGATAAGTGGTAGTATCGGTTGATAGATAAGGTGGGTCTATAATAAATAGTACACCGGGTATATCCTTATATTTATGATATAATTCCTTATAATCGCAACGAACGATATTTAAACCATCAAGATACTCCGTTGGATCACAATCGTAATCGGATACCTTAACGTTATTATAGAACTTTTCTTTCGATAGATCGGTGTAGTTCGTTACATATTTGGCCGAAAACATCAAAGATGAAGACAATGTTATGTAATCAACAAATCCTGTGCTTTCTTCAAGCTTTATTCGCTCTAATATTAGATGCTTAAGGTTATCCTCAATTATTCTTCCATCCTTGTTTATGCCACCTAAAACAGTCCTAATATCAGTGAGTAGTTTGTTTGTACGGTCAATATTATAAAGCCGCCCGCTGTAATTATCAAAATCATTATAGATAACTTTTGCATCCGGACAAATTTGTTTTGCGACATGCGAAAGCAGCCCGGAACCGCCGAATAAATCGACAATTATCTTTACTTCTTGCTTTTCTTTTAATTCTTTGAGAGCAAGCGTAAAACCATTTGCAAACCTTCGTTTTTGCCCCTGAAATGGTAAAGGGGCTGTCTTGTACATTCTTTTTTTCATAATAAAACAATCTTTTAATTAGTATTTAAATCCTATTTAATTGCTATTTTTGTAATCCTACCTCATACTAAAAAATGCGACACAGCGTAACAAAAGGCATTAGCCCTCAGTTATGCGCTGTATCGCATCTATTATTTTATAGTAGTTAGTATGAGGTAGGATTCTACTAACTTGACTGAGGGCTTTTTAAACCCTGAAAGTTATTTCATTTCTCAGTCCTTTGGCTAGCCTATCAGAGCCCAATTCTGAAAGATGTACACCATCAACGAAATTTTCATCAATTGGCTGTACATAATAATCAGCACGGCACAAATGTATTATATTGTCATTACTAGCTATATCAATGCATTCTTGTGCTACTATGTCAAGCAACGGTATGCAGGCTAAATGAGTAGGGTTATTTGAATCCTTAGTTGCTGTTCGGGGCGATTCTGCAATCAGAAAGAATTTTGTACAGGATGAATAGTCTTTTATATTCTGAATAAGGATAAGCATATTCTCCCGATACCATTTACGGAAATCAACAGGATTAAGATTGTCACTATTTTCAAGAGAGTAGCGTTTAATCCATTGGTATGCATCGTTTGTACCTATCATTAAACAAGCAAAATCATGATCTTCCGGTGGTAATGCTGCAACTATAGGAGCGTATGTTTCAGCCCATTGACCACCTATCGCCTTATTAGTTGTTTTAGTTATTGTATGTCCGTCTGCCGTTAACTTTGAGTTTAATTTTCCTACATAGCTTGTCGATGCCGACCCCGCTGTTATTGAGTCGCCAAAATAGCATATAGAGAATGATTTTGGAGTTACAGAGTTAGTTATAATATCGGCAACAGGTATGCGCACAATCCTTAACGCATCAATCACAATGCAATGATATATAACACCGTCTATTTCCCTTATGTACGATTGCCCTTGATTATTGATTGAGGGCATTAAATCGGTTGTACGAAGTTCGGATTTGCCGACCCACGATGGTAAACCAATATCGGTTACTTTTTTATCTAAAATTCGAGCGTCTAAACTACCATATTTGGGATTAGAGATTTCTTTCTCATAGTCTTTGACCAAATCGCTGACTAAATAAAAATCTAACACAGAATAACTGAAATATCCTTTTTCGGCAAAATAAAAGTTTCGGATTGCCAACACACCTGCTTCCACTATTGCTGTCTGAATGGTTATTCTACTTCCAACCGCTCCAAATGGATTAAGTTTAATGGTAAATTGTTGCCACTCATTACTCAATCCCTGTATAACTTCATTAACATCGGCACTGCCACTTGTAGCTACCCAATTGCTTGTGCCAGTTATAACCTTAGCCTCAAACGAAACAATAAACTCACGTCCGACACCCCGATATTTACTTTCTGTAATTTCCGCACCCTGATATTGTTTACTTCCGTCTGACTCAATAGTCATATATTTATTAATGGAATCCCAAGCAAGAATACCTCCATTCGGGCGTGAACGCCAATTCCCAATACCATCAACAGCTAAATAGTTTCTATCGGTTATTTCGGCATCTATTCGGTTATAAACGTTGTTTATTCCAAGGTATAAATCGTTAAGCATATTGAACCCGTAATGATCCTGTTCCACAAACAAAAAATTACGGACACCTAATACTCCTTCGTTAGTTCCGACTTGCAAAAATGTTATGTTACTTTGGTTACCTATAAGCGTAACAGGCATTACAAATCTTTGCCAATTACCGGATAAGGCAAGCATATCGCCCGAATCTGAACCATTAGTCAGTTTCCAATTATATGTACCTGAAATGGCTCTAGCTTCAAAAGAACACATAAAGGTTCTACCTGTTCCATATATTTCTGCTATTCGTGCACCGAAATAATTACCTGAACCGTCAACGGTTATAGTCATACAATTATTAACGGAATCCCATCCTAAAACACCTCCATTTGTACGTGGTTGCCACAATCCTATATTACTTTTTAGAATATAATCGGTATTGAATAGTTCGACATTATTTAAATCCCGTTTTTTTGCTACATTTTGATAGACTACTTGTTCTGTATTTACCCAATCGGTTAAATTAGCATCAAACCGCCAAATATAGGGGTCGCCATTTTCGTCTTTTGTTTCTTTCACAAAATAAGAGTCGTTATCGTTAGGGGCAACAATAGCCCTCAATTGTGCTTCAGTATCTACTGAACCCATCGGGCGGAATCCGTCGCCTATATTTTTCAAGTCGGTTTTAGAAGCTTTGTCATTTAACGCTTCGTTAAGCCCCATTACCTGCGTTTGTGGTAGTTTTTCGGACTTATGCCAAAAAGAGGTAAAAGTATCCCAAAACTGATCGGCCGTTGGCATTGATTTTGGTACGAATATTTTCTTTATATCTGACAAATTGATCATAACAATAATTTTATACGGTTACTTTAATAATATAAGCAAGTGTAAAATATGGCGGACGGATATCAATGGGAACGGTAACGCCGTCTTGTCCTCCTACTTTAGATGTTCGATAAATTGTTCCCCATCCTGAAGACTCGGCAGAGGATTTAACATCAGCAACACCTCCAACGGGTATCGGAAACCCAGCTCCTACACTTGGAAATTTTCCGGCTGCATTAGTATCATCAGTGTAAATATGATCATGCGGAGGGGTATTCTCCGATAATATTTCACGGGTTGGCGAACCTCCTTTATTTCCGATATTATTATAGTCGGAACCTTGTGAACTGTCAACCCCTACAATAAATCGCCCCCTTAGATCAGGTAATTTAAAGTTGGCAAGTCCATCTCCGCCAAAAGAATTACTTATGACCTCAAATAAATCGGGATAAACATCTTTTTGTAACTCATCTCCATTACACAACATATATCCAGCTGGTATTTTAGATACCTGACCCGCCCACATTTTTATTGTTCCGGGAGCATCGCCCTTAATGGACTCAAAAAGAGTTTTCAATTCTAAATTTGTAGGAACCTTCTTAAAGCCTGTCCATAAGTATTCGCCTGTGTCGGAAAAAAAAACCGCACGTTTTGTCCTAGCCTCAGGATATTCTACGCCAAAGGCTATAAGTGTTTCCTTTGTTTCTTGAATAGTTATTTTGTCTTTTTTATTACCACCTAGAAATGTGTAAGGCTGTCCGCCAATAACAATAATACCGGGGCTAACAATGTCAGAATCTTCTTCACTTTCATTGCAACCTGTCAAGATATAGTTTGGGCCGCCAAGTATTGCTAAAGTACCCGCAAGCTGTATCATTCCCTGCAACATATCCATTGTTTGCGAAGAAATAGGAAATTCCGCTTTACCTAAAAAATTAATGCTATCCATTGGTTATAATGTATTTTTTTGATGCCAGCTTATTATTGTTTATTAAAGCATCTATTTGTATTTGTTCATTTTCGGAAAGGGCATAGCCCGGGGGAAGTATAATTTCAAAATCGGGGTTATTTGTCCCGATCTGCCCGTCTTTACTTAAAAGGTAAGGCTTGTAAGTGTCCGGATTATCTTCGCTATACACCATTATCGGTTTGTTATATTGATCTTGCCAAAGCAGATAATAACTTTTATCTAAAGGCGCCGTTCGAATTCGGATACGCCGTTCGAAATAGTCGAATTGATCGTTAAGCATTCCACGCATATAGCATATCTGAGACTTAACCGAAGTATCGACAGAATTACGGAACGCTGTAAAATCTTCGTTCAGATTTTCGAGGGGCCTCATAAAAGCAGCAAGAAAAGCGACAAGCGTCTTTTTCCTTATAATGAAGGCAACAAGAAGTAAGGCAATCCGCGAATAACTGATATTATATATATTCTTCATACGCTATAAAGTTTAAAATAAGGTTGGCATCACTTATCGCATAGTATCCGGCATAGGGTATGCTTCGGGCGTTTATCGGCTGAAATTCTGTGTATGTACCGTATTTTGACGCCGCTTCTTTCAATTCGAATAAGTCTACACCTTCAACAATTTGTGCGCTATCTACAAGTGATTGATTTGCATACAACCCGTTAAATGACAAATTCCTGAGGTACGACCGTATAGCGTCTTGTACCGGTGTATCGTTTGAGCCGTCAAGGCGCCTGCCTTCTTTATCCAATACCAACGGATTATAATAAACATCGGCTTTCAATCGCATCGTATCGGCTGGTGCATTTATAATCTCCAACCTTACGCCCGAGTCGGGTATTTCATCTATCATATAAGCCGTAAAGGATGTCAGTTGATTATCTGATAAGGGCTGTTTTTGCCCACCCAATTCTGTGGCGATCTTTAAATATGTTATACTTTTATCCCTAGTTTCTACGGCGGCGGCAAATTTCACAATGCGCGAAACTTCGATCTCGGCTTCGCTCAATCCTGTATTATCGTAATAGTCGGTATCAGGAACCAGCGCATAACCATATTGAAATTGCTTTGCCATCATGGCATACCAATTCGGGCGATGGGCTTTGTTCTCTTTCAATATATTAGCAACATCCGTCTTGTGTTGTACCAATTGCTTATACCCGAATAGCCAAACAGCCGTGGCGACAATGAAAAACCATATATTCTCGATAGAAACAACCGAAAATTGTTCCTCGAATGTTTTTCCGCCTTCCAACCCGTATTTTGTAATAATATCGGGATCGTTGACATAAGCGTCGGTCATCGTTTTTTTTATATCTGCTATTGTCATGATACGATAAAGTTTTCTTCAATGGCCATGTAACCGAGGCCCGATAATGTAAATATTTCCTGACTCGAAAATGTTGTAGGCATTATTCCTTTCACTCTGTAATAGTCGGTTATCTCATTGCCCTCGATCTGCGAAGCGTTGACCGTTTGTCCTGCCGACATTTCGCCCGTTATGCTCAAATCGTTTTGTAGTGCAATTTCGAATACAGCCTCGATGGAACCGCCCGCAAGTATGGCAATATCGAAAAGGCTTTGTTCGGCTATTACTTTGGTTTCCATTGTTCGGCTACTTTTTAAATTTTCTGATTATATAAATTACAAGTATGATAAACAGGGCGGCAACCGAGCAAATGACTAATATCTCGATGCGGCTAAGTTCCCGTTCTGTTTTAGTTTGTTCTTCCGCTTGTATTTTCGATTTATCTACTGTCTTATCGGATAATTCGGAGGAAGCGGTTTCCTTTCGGTCGGATGTTGTACTTTCAGCTTCTTTAATTTCTTCCTGAGCCGTAACCGTCATTTTCGTATCGCTTTTTATTGGCGACTTTCCGGTTATTGTGTCGGCGGGTTTATCCGTATCATACTCCACTCGGTTAATGACAATTCCGTATTTGCCACTTTTCAGTTTTTCAACCGACCGTTGTACGGCTTCGTCAATGGATAATGTTTCCGACGATGTGATGTCGTTGGCAATATTCTTTTGTGCACTGACACTACTTTCGGTTGCTACCTTTTGAGAGGTTTTGCATCCGGCGAAAAAAACAAAGAATATCAAAATTGCAATAACATTTTTCATTGCTCTTTATATTTTATAGCGTTAAGGCGATTAAGCCATCCTTTTTTGAACCTGTTATTTTTTGGACGCTTGCGGCATATCATTTCGATAAATTCCACGCGAGCCGTTTTTATCCTATCAAATAGTTCTTTTTGGTCGGAATAATCATTCAATGCGATTAACGTTTTCGGCCCGACAATGCCGTCTACTTTCACTCCTAATAATTCTTGCGGTATCTTAATACCGTGTGCCCCGGAGCCCCACACCCAGTCAACAAGAATATTTGCAATAGACTGATCATTTATATTGTCGGCTTTCCACCTATCCCAATAATGAGGTTTTAACACTCGGTTTATAACATCATCCTTGGTTATTAGCTTCAAATCTTTTACGTCAATGATGCCGTCGCCGGTCTTATCATATCCGATTTGTTTCCAAGTGGCAATTGTAACGCCCATGTTTGTTGCTCCGCCAAGGTCGTCGGGGTCGTTCACAAAACCGCCCTCCCATCTCAGAATAAAGGGGGTCAATAATTCAACTTTCGCCATTTTCGTTTTCCTCCTTTTTTTCGTTTAACATTATATCACTCAAAGGCACATTTAAATGTCGTTCGGCTTTGTTTACCATAATACGTTGCAATGCCCGCGCGATCTTGTTTTCATTCTCAGAACTCCAATTTTCCAATATGCTCCAACCTTGGTAAAAGAGGAACACGCACATAACCGCACGTACCGCCGTGTCGCCATCCTTAATAACCAACATATCTACATAAGCGGCAACGATAACGAGCAAAAGCGCAACAATCATAGTATAAGCGACTTTAAACTTGTATTCACTTTTGAATTTACCGTCGGCTCTTTCCGGGTATTTCTTATGCACACGGCGTGCAAGAAAATAAGCTGAAAGAACATCAATCAAAACCGATATAAAACAGGGCAAGAAATAGGGGATTGAAGTTTCAAAAGCCAAAATAAGGCCGCCCCCGATACTTATTGCATATTGCAATAGTTTGTCATAGACTATTTTAAAAATATCACGTGTCATACACTCACTTTGTTAATTATTATATCTAATTGATTTTTTATATCGTCGAGCCTGATCTTCACACGGGCAAGGGCTATTTCTACCGTTTTACGAATCTTTTCGATATTGGCCTTTGCCCGAATCATGCGTAAAAGGTTAGCGCCGCATAGCGGGTCTTCCTTTATATCCCCCTGATTACTTGAAAGGACGATATAAGCATCTTGCATAGTGCGTTCGCCTATTGTCAAACCATCAGTGATCAATCCGTTACTGTCGCGCCTTATATTTACTTTCAGGTCATTGTCGTCGTCTAGTAATATTCCTTTGTTCATTAGTGTTTTATTTTAGGGTCTTCAATATCCGTTTGTTTTGTCACTAATATTTGTCGTCCCGCCCATGTGGCAATAGCAGCTTTCAACGCCGCCCCGTTATCAATGACCGGTGCAACAGGCGGTACCCATGTTGCGAAGATTGCTTTAACCATATTCAAATCTTTTTCAAGGGCATTGAGCCGTTTCGTTAGTTCCGGGCTAATGGGTATACCTTCGTTCTTGCCGCCATTAAATACAATACTATCTGCCCGGGCTTCCATAAGTTCGACTTCCTCGGCGTCGATCAGGAAGGCTACGACTTCCTGTCCTTCAATTATACCGATAAGACAAACGGTTCCTTTTTTCGGCTTCACATCCATAAAACCATAGCCGAGAGTTATATCTAAATATTCTACGTCATCGGCAGTACCTTTGGCGATCATGGTTTTGTCATCCCAATTAACCGACACACATTCTACAAACCGTATTTGCGCCTGACGGGCACCTTCGGTTCGTTCCATTATACTATTTGCCAATTTGTCTATTTCATTCATGCCGATGCCTTATTTCCAAGTGTTAATTGTTGGCGAATGCCGCCCTTATCAAAATCTTTTACTACTTTATCGATGTAAAATTCGCCTGTCATATTCTTATAGAAAATACTCGCCAAATCGAGAATCATACCTTGCTCCGCCCGCGGAATACCAAAGAGGGTTATTGTTCCGTCAAAGCCTTTTTTCTTTTGTAACTCAATTATCCTTTTGGCACGGACAATTATTTCGTCTTTAGTGAGGTATGGCCAGTTACGTTTTTGCACCGTTCCGTGTTTGTCGCCTTCCTCATGGGTAATGTATTTGCCGTTTCGTTGCAGAGACCTGAATTTTACAAGTACTTTTTCGTCTGCCGCATTTTTACGGTTCAGATTCTCGCTAACTGCATTTTTTTCGAGCAATATCTTTATCGTTTCATCCCCTTGCGAATTGCCGTCTACCGAGTGCAATACCTTATCGACGAAATAAGTATATATGCCAAGTTCTTTCTTTAAATCTTCGAGTATGGCAATAGGCGCTTTTTCGGTATACCTTACGGTGCCGAGCGGAATATCAGGGCATTCGACCTGATAGCCGGGCGCGATGGTTTGGAGTAACTGTTTTAGAGTTATACCTTTTTTGCTAACGGTAACAGAGCCACGCTTCAATTTGAACATCTCGTCTTCACACTTCAATACATACGGAACGCCGTCGGCCACATTCGAAATATATCCTACAAATTCGGTAGGAATTTCCCCGGTACCATAACCGAATTTTACTATTATAGGGTCGCCTAGTTGAAAAAGATTGTCGGCTTCTATACGTTTAAAATCGCTAACATTTCTCGGAAGCGTTATCTCTGCAATGCCTGTAAATTCTTTCCAACTCTTTTCGGTATGTATCGACGATACACGTTTAAACCCGAAAGCCCGGCGTCCCCGTGATTCGGGGAAATACACATCAGCGACCATCGCAAGCGCACTCATGGCAAATACAATTCAATAGGTTCGTCACTAAGGGCGTCTATCTGAAAGGGAATAGCATCCCATTGCCCGACAATCGGTTGTACCGAAAAGGTTTCAATAACAATATTGTAAATTTCCTTACTGCGGAACATAGAACTTTGAACGCCGATCGAGTCACATATATTCGCCCACCTTGATAAAGTACTTATTTGTTCGTGCGCCGTGGCCTTTTCGCCGTTACGCTGATTAAAAGCGATGCCTCTTAATGTTATTTGCCAATCGCCCTTTCCGTATAGTTCTTTAACGGTACCCGTCGACCCCAACACCTCGGTTTTGGTTATATTCGATTCACGGGTAAAGCTGGCAATACATGAATAGGGAAGCGTATAGTCGCCAAAGCGTTTTTTTATAAGACTACCGTCATGGTTGTACATATTGTATTCCCCACCTTCGAGCATAATAGCACCAAAAACATTTGTTCCGAATTCCGATGTCGGCAGTTCCTCAAGTATGGTTTCTTCCGGGACAAACTGAATATTCGAGAATTCGCCAGCTTCATAAGGTACATTTTTACCCCACGGAATATATATCGGGCTGTTAATCCCGAATATGCTGCGTATGGCATCGGCTATAAAAAGCGCTTTATTTCTATCCTGTCCTGTCATCCTAATACTGCTAAACCGTCCGACAATCTGTTATTAATCTTTTTGGCAACCTCATTTGCAAGCTCGTCAGTACCTTTAAATCCGCTGATATAGTTGTTAACTATCATCGTGATAGACTTGCCGCCGGAACCACCCGAGCCCGAAAGCTTTACACCATCGCCCGAACCTTTGCCGCCACTTCCTCCTGATCCGCCGCCCGTGGTTCCACCCGTGGGGTTTGTTTGTGCTTGCCCGCTCTGAAACGCTTGCATTGGACTTAATGCCGGACTTTCTTCTTCTTTCTTCTCGGCTATTCCTTTTGCGGCACCTGTGTCATACATACCCGAAATATCCATATTGGAAAAACTGTCCTTCGCATTCATTACGGTTGTGTATCCCGATATATCTGCGGCTCCTTTTTTAGCTGAATCCCACGCCCCCGAAAAGTCGCCATCGAATAATTTCGCAATGGCTTCTCCAAGTGCACCGATACCCGATATAATCGTTTTTATGCGGTCTATAATTATATCTTTCAGTAATTTACCGAAACCCTTAATTACTTCCCATACACCCAATATGACTTTACGGAAACCCTCGAATTTATTCCAACATATAACTATAACCCCAATTAATGCCCCGACGGCGGCGGCAATCCACACAATGGGACTAACCGCCATTGCTAAGTTTAAGGCCCATTGGGCTACGGTCTGTAATGTTGTAGCAATTGTAAGGCTACGCATAAACACAATGACTTGCTTAATGCCGACGGAAGCTGCCGCTATGTTTGCAATGGTAAATGCCACCATACCAAGACCCGAAACAAAAGGAGTAATACTACCAGCCACATTAAAGAACCCTATCTTTAAGTCGTTAAGCCAAGCACTCATACGCGATTGTCGTTCTATTTGGCTACTCATTATAATATCAGCACTTTCATAGGCTGCATTTGTGGCGGTTATAGCCTGTGTCATTTCTTGCTGCGCCTCAATACTATCAAGTAGAATATTTGCGGCAGCAGCATTTTCTACACCGAATATTTGGGCAATAAGTGTTGCATCACCTTGTGCCTTCTTTAATTCTTTTAGGCGTGCCGTAAAAGGGAGTGTCTTGTCCGAAACGATATCGTAATTAATGCCTAGTTCTTTTAACTTTTCCCGAGCCTTTCGTGGGATAATATCAATACCACCCATCTTACTAAGTACATTTCGCAATGAAACACCCGCCTCAGAGCCTATACGTCCACCCTGTGCCAAAGACTGTAAAGCTGCATTTGTTTCTTCGAAAGAAACATTAGCTTGTCTTGCTAGTACACCAGCCTGTTTTAAGGCTTCCGATGTATCGGCAACCTCCGATGCTCCTTCGTTACCCGCTGCCGCCATTACATTCATCATTCGCTCCATTTCCGCAGCTGCGGTCTGCGGGTCTGAAATATCAACCCCAAATTGGAGCATGGCCGTTGTAAGTGCATCCATTGCGCCGACAGCATCGTTACCCATCAGTTTACTTAGTGTAGATACTGATTTACCCATCGAAGCCATTGCCTTTTGATCTTTTGCTATTGCAGGGCCAAAGCGGGCGATAATGGCCCCGAAACTTTCAAGCTGGGCGGAGGCATCGCCCCCGAATTGCTCGGCAAGTTCCCGGGCACTATCGCCGAGCTGAGCCATTTCGTCATCCGTTTGCTGCGTAATGGCTTGTACATTTTTCATTTGCACTTCAAAATCCTGTCCGGGCTTCATCAGTTCTTCAAACTGCCTAGTCAAATCCTTGATGGCATCGGCGGTAGCTTTTAAATCCATCGCCGACATCTTTTTTATTTCTTCCGCCGCACCGTTCGCCGCTTCGCCCATTCCATCAATGGCTTGTGCTGCTTCATTCGCAGCATCTGCCACACCCTCTACCGGGTCGGTAATGTTGTCGGTAAAATTGGCTATCCATTGCGTTGTAACAGTACTCATTTAAACAGAATGTTTGCGGCGTCTAAAATGCCCTTAGTGATTACTTTAGATTGAATTTCGATGTCAATTTCTTTCAGGTACCTATATTTTGCATAGAAGTTAAGCCACGCCTCCTCGTCCAAGTCTTTTGCCGAAACGCCGAACGTATGTTCGATAACACAATCTATCTGTGCTAAAATGTTGGAGTCGGACTTGAAGGCTGTGTACGCTTCCTCTATGCTTTCGTAAAAAGCTTTTTACCGTCTTTCACTATACCCGTCAGGCATTCAAGCAAACGGGAATAGACAACGCCGTCGTCTAAAACTTCTTTATTACCTCCTACAACCATGTTGGTTATCATCAGGTCGGCAACCTTAAAGGCGTTCTCTTTATTTGCGCTTACCGCTTCAATAACTTCTTTTGTGGGACGACGGGCAATAAATTGATAGCGCTCTTTTTCGTCGAAGGTTACATCTACGATATATAGATGCTTGTATTTTGCCTCCAATTCGTCGAACTCGGCCTGCGGCATTACCCATAATTTGGGTTTATTGTCTTTTTCTATATTTTCCATAAAATGGTTGTTTACTGAATTAAATAATGTTCCAGTCAATGTGCGACACGATCAACTCGAAAGTGGTCGCAATAACCTTATCGTTTTGTTTTACTTCGACGCTCCGCCCTGTGAACTCGCAATTTCGGATGCGGTCTTTATAAATTTTACTCAGGTAGTCATAGCTTACCGCTATGTCGAAAGGGGCGATATCCGTCAGCCGCTTGCCCGGGCCGAGTGATAATTGCAGGGCGTCGACTTCCTCTTTTATCAGGGCTATAGAGCATGTTGCTTTATAGTTACCTTCGCCGCGCCCGATGGGCATCTTTCCGGCACCGTAGATATTTTCTTTTTCTACGTTGTCGTCGTACTTCAACTCGGTAATGCCCTCGATGTCGCGGCCCATCATGGTTACCGTGGTACTATTCCAACCGGCAACCTTTCCAAACTTATTTACTAATATATCTAACATGTGCTTAGTTGCTAAGGGTTAAATTGAACGCGTAAAACCAAGATCGATCTCAAAGTCATGTGCAATGCCATCGGCAACAAAATGAACTTTGATTTTAAAAGGCTTAGTAGACACGGCCGCCTGTTTGGGGTCGATATATATATCGAAGTCGGCAATGTTTCCGGCATTTTTCATTGCAAGCAAATTCTTTCGAACCCTGCCGTCCCAATCCGTTATAGTGGTATTTTTGATAAATCCCGTTGAAGGCTCAGCTTGTACTTTGCCCCGGATGCGCGGAATGAGTGTTGTACGGATTATGCGCGCACCTTTGTTCCAAATGGCGTTGCGTTCGATGAAGCAATAGTCGTTGTCTTCCTCGGTACATGTGTGCGAATTGGAAAAGTAATAGCCGCCGTAACCCTCAAACTTACCGACATAGACATATCCCAAACTGTCGAGTTTCTTCTGATCTGCCCCCGAAAGGGTTTCGAACAAACGTCCGTTACTCAGTGCAGCCGATAGCCAGCGCCCCGTTTTTGTATCGGTCAGCGTGTAATTTTCCTCCGCCTTGCGCTTATTGGGTTTAATCTCAATATCTACCGACCCGAGGTTTTCGTGTATTGCCCGAACCATCAACATTCCGAGCGCAGAGCCCACGGCTGCATGATTGGCATAGGCTTCGTCTTTTGCGGCAATCGCTGGATCATGCGACCATATCGGGGTAATTATTTCGCTGTCAAATTCGCGGAGATTCACAAAGTCGGCCACCAAAGCAGCGGTTATATGTGTGCCTTTTCCCTCTATTTGTACCGTATCAATATAAATGAAGTCCTCGGCCAGTTTGTCAACAAGAAGTTGGACACCTTGTACGGCAATCTGTATCGTTTCGTCGTTGGTCAATCCGGCAACAGATATTGTATTCAGACCATTTATAGAGCGTAGAGCCGAAATAAAGTCGGCATCGTTTTTCAGTTCGCTGACTTTTGTTGCTTTCGGTACCGTGATAATGTTTACCGATGTTTCGGGCGACAAACGGAATACCTCCGACAAATGATAGTGAGTCAGTTCTTTTTTTGTTGCGTCGGTTTCTTCGGTAACGCCCCGGGCTTCCAAGTCCTCGATCTGCAATAGTTCGTAAGGCTTGTATTGTTCCAATGTGCCCGCGATGGCGTCAGCGCCCGCAACAAAAACCGCGACGCGGTCGGAGGTTTCCCCTCCGCCGAGTCCGCCGTTCAGTTTATTTATTTCTGGGCCTATGAAACTCATTCTTTTGATTTTTTCAAAGTTTTTACTTCGCTTTCAAGCTCTTTTACTTTCGCCTCTGCGGCTTTAGCTTTGGCTTCAGATGTCGCAATTTTACCCTCCGCAGATTTTTGTTTTGTAGCAGCTTCGGACGCTTTGGCTTCTAAAGTTTTTGCCTTGTTTTCGGCAGTTGATACTTTCGCCTCTGCCTCTTTTACCTTTTGTTCAAGGGCTTTTATTTTTTCGTCAGAACTTTGTTCTTTCGTTTCTTCTTTTGTGGGTTCCTCTTTGCCTTCACGTCTAAAAGTTTCTATCTCAACATCTTTTTTAGCTGCGTGAGTTTTTGCGTAGTTTTCATCCGTGAACGGTTGCCCGTCTGTGGTAATAAAAACTTTATCAACCTTGCGGTACCTTTTGAAAAAGTCGTCCGCTATTTTTTGTAAATTCAATTTTGACATGATTTAAACAGTGTTTAAAAGGGGGTTAAACGTTAGCAGAGACAATGGCACCGAAGCCGTAGTCTACAATACGGTCAACAATACCGTAAGTTTGCGTACGGAATTCCGATGTCGGGTCGGCATTGCGAGTGTCAGTATGTTCGTCCACATACAGTATTTTTACTTTTTCAAGATGATAAACTGCATTAGGAGCATAGAAGAAAACAGAGGCTTTCTGATCGCCTGCCGTTAGTGCCGCGCCTTTTGGCTTTTTCACACCCGCAGAGGTGTAAGCCGGTACCGCCGCATTTTCGTAGAACTTGAATCCCATAATACTACGTACTTTACCCGTTTCTTCATCGAAGAATATCTTCTTGGTTGAGAAGAATTTTGCCGAATCGGCATCAACGATCAGGTCGGTTACATGCTCAGGGCTAAGTGTCATGTATTGCTTTTCGGGGTGCGGAAGATTAAGGTCTTTAATCAGTTCTAGATACTTAACCATATCCCTAAATGATAACCTTCTACGGCCTGTGCCGTCATCTTCGCCCGTGGTACGCATTACCGGCATATCGGCTTCTGTGTCGTCATTTGGGGCAAGCTTCCATATCACATGGTCGCGGATGCCTATCTTAAAGGCTTCCGTGTGTTTCTTACGAACTTCCGAACGTTTGTCGTAAGGCAATGCGCGAAGTTCCGCGTCATCGACCTCGGTCGGGGTTGTGTCGTATTTTTCCCACTCGACGAAAACCTTTTCGCCGATCATTTTAGTAGGAGTAAAACCCGCCGTGTTGTTTACCAAAAAGCCTACATTGTTTATCAGCTTGTTAAAGCGGATACCGTCGGCGGTAATGGCGGCTTTGGGTGCCCCCGGTATGACTGCGAGAAAGTCATCTTTATAGTTTCGGAATTCCTCCAAAAGTTGTGGGGCCACATATTGCGTAAGCCATTGCCCCGAGATAAGAGTTGCCATATAAATTTTGTTAAGTGATTATTTCAGTTTCTTGCGTTCCAGATAGTTGTTGTAGATCGCATCGTATGCGTCCGGGTCTTTTGCCATCAGATCGCCTAATGCCTCGGGGTTTTCGTCTTGCAATTCCTCGAAAGTCTTGCCCATGTGTGTTGCTTTGGTTGTTGAGCCATGAGCGCCGACACTCGGTTTGTGCGGGATTTTCTCCACGGCTTCGAGTGAATCAAGCAAAGCTTTGTTTGTGTCGTAGTCCTTCGATAAGGCATCAACCCACTTTTGGGAATTATCCGCCGTGATGCGTTTTTCTTCGACTGCCTTTTCTACGTCCTTTTTGATTTTGGCCGTTAGTTCGTCTTTTGCCTTTTGAGCCTGTGCGGCTTTAAGTGTTACCAAATCATCGGCATCTTTTTTGTTTTGCTCGATTTTGGTTTTGATGTCTGACTCGGTTGCACTATCGGGCAGGCCGAGGGCTTGTGCCATCGCTTTTAAATCCATGTTTTCTTCATTTTTGGAGTTATTGATTTTGGGAATTCTATCTTGTGGGCAACCGCAAGCCGCAATCATGGCGGTAGTAGCAGGACTTATAATTGCTTTGCCTTTGATTCCGGATATAAAGCCGTTTTCTTTTGCTTCGGTAGCCGTCATCCACCAGTCGCCGGTGTTCCATTGTTGCTCCAGTTTCGCAACGTCGGTTGCTTTCGCCTTGTAGATATCTAAGTATTGATTCTCTTTTGCTTCGAGTAATTGAAGGTATGAGCGTAAATCGTTTGCCGTTCCCCATCTGCCCCCCGAAGGCTTATGTATCATATACATACCGTTTTTGGGTTGTTCGAAGGTTTCACAGATGTCAGCAATACGTGTATAGGCGGAAGCAACGAGCGCGCCACCTTCGCCCGTTATCCTGCCTTTGAATACACTTAGTATAATATTGACTATTTCCTCCGAATCGAAAACAGAGCCGCCCGGACCGTTAAGATATAAGTGGGCGTCTGCAATTCCTTGTTGAGCTAACGCATCTATTTGTTTGCGAAAAATCTCGGAATCAGTATCCCAACCGATTGTGCCGGTTATGCGTATTAAGGCCGTTTGGCTCTCTGCCGATGCGCTGATGTTAAAGGGTATTTGTTCGGTTTGCCCTTGTGCCATAGCACTTATATGAAAGGGGAATTTCTTCATTTACATTGACTGTCTTTTTTATTGTTCTATCGCTTTCCGCGCCATTGTCAATGCAAATATGAGGTTGATATAAACGCCTGTAAAATAATACTCTAAGGGTTGGAATTATTCTTTTCGATAGAAGTCTAAAGAGGCATCTTTGCTTAAAAAAGGTGTTAGTGATGGGTAAAAAACCGATAAAAAATAATCCTGAAGAAAGGCCTGACTATGACAGGCTAAAACAAATGGCCTATCAGTATGTAGTTGAACAGGGCAAAACGCAAAAAGAAGCGGCGCGTATATTAGGCGTTGCTGAAAATACGGTATCCGAATGGGCTATTGAGGGAGATTGGAGGGGCTTACGCAAGACACGTCAATCGTCAGCAAATACGGCTCGGGATAATATTCAGAACCTTATAAGCTTATTGTCCGACAAAAGACTTAACCTCGAATATAAAATAAACGATGCTAAAGATGCGGACGATAAAGACTTAGAAATAAGGTTACGGAAGGAAGCCGCACAAGTGTCTAACGAAATGGCGTACCATAACAAGGCCCTCGGAGAACTAAACAAGGACAAAGGCATTACACTCGGACAATATGTAGATACGTTCGACGATATATTCAGTTCGTTGCGGGGATATAACCCCGAATTATTCGAACAAACAATCGAGTTTCAAACCATGCACTTACGCCGCAAAAGTAACGAGTTAGGATAATGGCAAAGTCTCAGGCTAAAATTGGCAAGGAAAAGGTAGACGAATATATAAAGCGGTTAGAGATTGCCCGCACGGCTACAACGGTAGACCCTTTTGAGTCGTTGACCGCTAAGATGAACCGTATACAAAAGGCAAAGCAGGATATAAAATATATGGTTGAAACTTATCTGCCACATTATGCTACCGCCGAAAGTGCTGCTTTTCAGGTTGAATTTGCCAACCTTGTGTCAAAGAATCCATTATTTAAAGGTTTTGCCGAATGGGGTCGCGGTTTGGCCAAGTCGGTATGGTGTAATGTGATTATTCCGCTTTGGCTGTGGATACGTGGCGAAGAAATATTCTTTTGTTTAATGTCTGATAGCAAGGAACGCGCAGAGGAACTACTTTCGGATGTTCAAGCCGAATTGGAAGGCAATACGCTTTTGATAAACGACTTCGGAAAACAAAAGAGTGAGGGAGATTGGGCGGTTGGTAAATTTTCTACTATTGATCAGCGTTTTATCGGACGGGCATTCGGTATTAAAAAGAAAGTGCGCGGGGTGCGTATTGGCCACCGTCGCCCGAATTATTGGTCGATCGACGACTTGGAAACACCCGATACCATCTCGAACCCCAAGCGGATGCGCAAGCAAGCCGAGATTATCGAGCGCGATGTTATTCCTACCATGACGGGCTATCATCGGCGAGTGGTATACGCCAATAATAAGTTTGCCCGGGTAATGACACAGACCATTTTACAGGAACGGCACCCAAAATGGAAAGTGCATCAGATAAAAGCATATAACAAGGCAACCCACAAGCCCGCATGGCCATCGATGTATAGTAAACAATATTACATACAACAGGAAGAAGACATGGGAATACCCGCTGCTTATGCAGAATATCTTCACGAAACGAAGTTAGAGGGTAAGAATTTTAGCGAAGATATGATACAATGGGGCAAGCTTCCGGGATGGCTCGATTATGATATGATTATTGCCCATTGGGATATTGCTTATACCGATAATGAAACAAGCGACTACAATGCCGTAAGGGTATGGGGCGTGAAAGACCGCAAATTTTACCTGATTGACTGTTTTGTACGGCAGGCGAAAATGAAATTGGCCTGTAATTGGATGTGCGAATTTAAAAAAAGAGTGCTTCAGGGAGCAAACATATTGTTTCAGTTTGAATCTCAATTTTGGAATGAGGAAGTACAACGCAATATTGACGAAGCGGAGGAAGCGCACGGCGTATTTCTCAATATTATGTCTGTGGATATACCTAAAGGCTCAAATAAACTCGGACGTATGCTTAAAATGGTACCTTATTTTCAAAATTCACGTATATACTACAACGAGGAATTAAAAGCACACAACGATACACAAGTAGGTACTATGCAACTTTGCGCAGTGGAGGAAGGAAGCAACGAAAAAGACGACAGCCCGGACGCAGACCAATATGCGCTGTCAGCACTCGAAAAATATGTAGTGCCAAAACGTAAAAACAGTGAAGATAAAGGCTGGCGAACGGGAAAAATGAAACAAAAATACAATATGCCATGAAGTACTTAGAGAAAGACGATTTAATAGAGATCATTCAAGAAAAATTCCTTGATGACAGTATACAGTTTGACGACAATGTTGTTGACGGATTGGAAAAAAAGGCAATTGCTTTTGTGGTTTCCTATATATCGGGCCGGTATAAAACCGATGAAATATTCGGGGGCGATTGGTGGGAGGAAGATTCTACCGCTTCGGGGCCTAACGGTACAATGAAAAGGCATCCGTTATTAATATTCGTCATGGCGCGGCTTGTGGTTTATTGGGTAGTTCGCAGAAACGCGGCCCGCAAGGTTCCCGAAGATTACAAAGAGATAAAAGAGGAAGCAATATCCATATTGACAAAAATACAAAGCGGAATACAAACTTTGCCCGGTATGCCCGAAGTAACGAGCGATGACGGTTCAACGGCAAAATTAATGTACGGCAATACAACAAACGACAATTTATTCATTTAAGCGATGGCTAATATATTAGATAAGGCGGCAGGCTGGTTATTATCGAAAGCAAGCAATAATTTTGTGTATGCTGAATACTACAAACGTAGTGATGGCAAACGGGTTGACTATACGCGTCAGGCGGTGCAACTCAACCGTAAAGAAATAGAAGACTATATACGCGCAGTCATGTCGGCCTCTGATCCCGATGAACCGAGGCTCGGCGATTGGATGCGTTTCCGGCAAAACATGAAACTTGATTCGCACCTGATGAGTTGTGTCGAAAACAGGGTGTTGCCGATAAAGTGCGCACCGTTCAAATTGGTAGACGATAACGATAACGAGGCGCCAAAAGAAGTAAAGAAGTTACTCGAAAAGCCGTGGATGCTCGACATGTACGATCTTGTTTTGTCCTATATTTATGAAGGGCCGAAACTTATATGTATGTATGAGTTGAATGAGAAAGGCGAGCTTGCAAAAGTGGAGGAAGTGCCGCAATCGAATTTTATCCCGCAAAAAGGCATCGTTCTGATTGAAGAATTTGATACAGACGGCGTAAGCTACCGCGAGGGCGCTTATAAGAACTATTACTTTCAGGTGGGTAACGATTGGGCACTCGGGCTGTTTTCGATGTTGGCGAATGTGGTACTGGCTAAAAAGTTGGGACTCGGTTCGTGGGTATCTTATATAGAAAAATACGGGGTACCGCCTATTTTTGCTATTACCGACCGTATGGACTCGACCCGCCGCGATGAATTGTTCGAAATGTTACTTAACTTCCGGATGAATCATTTTGCTGTATTGCAGGGTAATGAGAAAATTGAGACGCCGCAGGGATACAATGTAGATGCACACAATACATTTAAGTCGTTGATGACTGATATTTGTGACAATGCTATAAGTAAGGGTATTCTCGGAAGTTCCGGACTAACCGACGAAAAATCCTATGTTGGAGCGGCAGAGGTACAGGAACGCATCCTTGCATACCGTCATCAGGTAGATAAACTGATATTCAAATACTATTTTAACGAAGAAATAAAACCGCGACTTGTAAAACTAAGCCCGGTATATGCCCCGTTAGAAAAACTGACATTTGAATACGATGAAGCCGAAACGCTTACAATGAAAGAATATATTGAAGCCGTTAAGGACTTATCTATATATTTCAATTTCGATGTGGAGGAACTGAAAAAGGTTACCGGCCTACCCATTACTACAATAAAGACAGCGCTCGGGATAACAGACCCGGAGCAAACGGAAAAGCAAAAAAAAAAGCCTGACGCACGCAGTTTTTCGCTCTTAGCCCCTTACGCATTCACGGCTCCCAATATTCGGGGCGGGGGGCTTATATACGCCGGAACATGGGACAAAGCTTTCAACGAACTGATTGAGGGGATACGTGAAGGTGGGATAAATCCCGACGATCTTGACAAGGATTTTATACTGAAGACGTACGACCGCCTGAATAAAGCGGCAGCCAATGGCTATGGTAGTGATTATTATTCCGACGAAGTCGCCCGCAAGATTCGTGAGAATATATTACAATTTTCCGCTACAAAAACCCATGTACAACAACATGAAGTACAATTACTGAGCGATTCTATAAATAACAAAAATAAGTATACAGAGGAAGCAAAAAGATACCTTGACCTGCAAAACGGTAATTACCTTGATGTACAAGCGGCATGGGCGGCACGAACTTCGCAGACTACCCGTCAATGGGGCGATTGGATGCGTGATTTAGATATCTACGAATGTGTGAAAGTCCGCACAATGAACGACAAAAACGTAAGAGAAGCGCATGCAGTTTTAGAAGGGTATGTCGTTCGTCTTGACGACCCCGATATAGACAACTATCTTGCACCATTCGACCCCGGCTGCCGATGCTGGAATGAGCAAACATTAGATGCCCCAAGTGATAAAGCCCCCGATTTTGAACGCAACCTTCAATGGATTGTAAACCCACGCGATGGCGAATTATTTAATGAACAAAACAGCTATAACCAAAGCGTCGAAAACAAAGACGCCCGCCGCGATATACGCAGACAGGCAGAACTTGCAAAAGATTATATGCCATATAACAGAACGGTTAAGGCGGGCGACAAAACCATACATATAAATGACTTTGCCGACCTTTCGGATATGGAGCAAAATATCGAGGCGGCCAAGAAGCTGGCGCAATCGCTGGACACAGATATTTATGTACGCTCACATAAGAATTGGGATAAAGAGAAAAACCCGGAATTGGGTATCGGAAGTAAAAATAATAAGGCCGACCTAAAAACCTATGACGGCGATTCAAAAATTAACAACTTCATCCGCAACCGCATAAAGGACGCCTCAGGGCAAACGGCATCGGCGGCTGTGCTCGATCTATCCAAATATAAGGGAAGCGACGCGGATATTATACGCCATATAAAAGGTTCGCTTAGCGTAGGAAATAAAGGTATTAAGAAAGTGTATGTTATCAGGGATAGCGCTGTTACAATATATACCCGGCAAAGCCTCGGCATAAAAAAGAAATAAGGCAACAACCTTGCGATTACTGCCTTATTTGGAGATTCGCAACCCCGAGGGGCATAGAATCATTACAAAGATAGTATTTAGTTATGAGACAGCAAAATAAACCGCCGAATTTCGCAGCGATAGCCCTTAAAATAAAGAAGGGACGGCCCCGTATCGTCGCCATCGAGGCGGCTAAGTTCTTTAAAGATTGCTTTGTAAAAGGCGGCTTTACCAATGAGTCGTTCGACAAATGGGCTGAGGGCACAAGCCCATTGCGTGGAAAGAAAACGTTAATAGGTTATCGCAATACAATGAACCTGATGCAAAGCATCCGCACACTCGAAAAAAGCGAAAACAGGGTACGCACAGGAAGCCAGCTTGTATATAGCGAAATCCACAACGACGGGGGAATTATTACCGTTACCGAGAAAATGAAAAAATATTGGTGGGCTCGGTATATTGAATTTGCCGGAAAGGTAAAAATGAATAAAGACGGTAAATCTATGCGAATAACTAAAAGCAATCGCAAGTTTGGGGCAAAAGCTGAGTTTTGCAAAGGTATGGCTCTTATGGAAGTAGGAACAAAAATAAAGATACCGAAGCGGCAATATATTGGCGAAAGTAAAACGCTATTCAAAACTCTCGACGAATGGTTTCAAAGTATTGTCGACGAATTAGAATGATTATGAAAAAGCTACTATGTAAAATATTTGGACATAAATATTATGGTTGGCAAATGTTCCTTAATACAGATGTAAATTGTGAGCGTTGCAATAAAGATATAAAAAGATATATCCCGCCGCCTCCAAAAAAACGCACTGTTTAAATAAGATTTAAACATGATTTAATTTTCAAATTGGCACATTATCGAATTAACAAATTAGTATTATGAATTATTGGAGTGACCTTTATTCTGAAATAGCCGAAAAAGCAAAAGAGAAATTGCCCGAAATAGAATGGGTTGACCTTTGGCACGATCAGGTAAGTTATTTAACTGCGGAATTACCTTTCAGCACACCGGCACTATTTATAGGTTTTTCTACTATTGCCATCGACGATCGGGGGCTATTGGTTCAGGAATGCGATTTACAAATAGATATATACCTCTTTTACGAAACATTTTCAGACACTTATCACGGTAGTTACAACCAAGACCGGGCACTTGACTACTTACAAACATTGACACGCTTGCATGCTATTTTTCATGGGCGGAGCGGTACCAATTATAGCGAAATGCGGCGTGTGGATATGAGACGGGAAGAAAGCGGCGATGCCGGGAACCTGTATCGGATATCCTTTCAATGTAAAATTGTGGACTATTCGGCGCAAGTGTTGTATGACGAAATGCAAGACCCTAACCGCGATCTACAAATTGAAAAAGGCGGTATCCCCAATAAAGAGTATGATCCGCCTTTGTATGATGTGGAATAAATATTATTATTCGTACTTCATTGTTATTGCCCCTCCATACTGATAGCTTAATATTAAATTCTTTTTTGCAATAGTAAATAAATTAATAGCATAATATGGTGCTACATCGTCTTTATGGGCATTAGACTCTATCACGATTGTAAAAAAATTGTACTCATTAATCTCACCTTGAATGCTTTGAACGGATTCGATTTTTATTGAGCCATCCTCTCCAATAATTGCTTTTTTTGTGTATCCCCAATTAGTACCCCATTCACTAGACGAAAATACGCCAGAACCTTTATACTCCCATCTGCCGCCATTATTTCGGTCAAATCCCTCGAATAAATATACAATAGAGCCTTTATCAGGCGAATTTACGCCACCGGGTGTTGCGTACGAAGCTTTTACTGTTACATCAATAACAGGGCGAGTCGTAATATCCCCGTCGTCGTCATCATCACTACCGCAAGAATATAGGGTTACAGATAAAAGAGAAATACACATTAATATAGATAGTAACTTTTTCATGATTATTAATTTTTTATCGTTCTATAATTGTAAATAATTCATTTTCCAAAGTAAAATTACACAGTCTATTATCAACTTTAACGACATAATCATAGTACCAATTGGTAAAAGCTGTAACAGGCTTTCCTTTTCTATCATAATATAAAGTGTGCATATCTCGAAATTTCTTAAATCCTATAATTTCAAATTCTTCATCCTTAGCAAACTCAACACCCTCTATTGATTTGGTATATAACGCAATTCCTATCAATTTAGCCATAGTTAAAATAATATTAGTTTCAAATATACAATATTATATTTTAACATGGTATGTACTTAAATAATCTTTTCCCGTTGCCATGTCACAAGATAAAAATATAGCACCTTTTGGCATTAGTTTTCTTATCAATTCAACATCTTTTGCCCGTATGGCCTTTTTCAACATCTTTTTCCGCTTGCGGGGCAATCGAACTTTCTTTGCCATCGGAATAGATTTAAGCAATTTTCGCATGGCTTTTGCGCTCAATTTTATGGTTGCTGTTAGCCCTGTGAACGATTGTGCTAATTCCAATATCCTTTTATTGTAGAAACTATTATAATCAGGGGCATAGTCATCAATAGTTACAAGACCGGGTAACAACCCGGCACGGCTCGCATGATACATAGCCATAGACGCCGTATCTATCGCCTTGCTGTGAGCCGGGTTGAATATGCCCCGAACAGGCTCTTTATATTCTATACTTTGAATTTCTGTTATTTCCCGACCTCCGAGCGTAATCTTTATATCGCCCCATGAAATATTACTTTTGTCAATCATAAATCTAAAATTATTATTAAACAAAAGAGGCGAACCATAATGCCCGCCTCCATTCCTCTAAAATGCCAGCTTTAGCTGGGCTCTCTTTGCGGCCTCTGCTTTTTCTTTTTTTGCACGTTTCTCGGCCAGTTCCTTTTCTAATTTTTCAAGTTTCAATTTTGCCGGCATATTCAGGTAATTATAAAATGTAGCCATTGAAATATGATACACGGATTCAATTTCTTTGTGAAATATCTCCTTTTGTGTATCCCCTCTTTTTTGTCCGGCAAGCACTATGTCTTGTATTTCAATCACTTTAAGATATAAATTACGCTTATTGTATGCCATATCCGAAAAATTTTGTATTTTTGCAGTAGCCACCTGCCTTTTACAACATTCTTCGGGATTTGTGAGAGGCTTTTTACTTTTCCGGCGTATTGATTGGGTTACCGTTAATATCATAAAACCATTCCTGATCGGGCAATGTTATCTGATAGAGATAAAATCCATTCGGAGTGGCCTCTTTAGCCCAGCATATAATCTGATCACGTGCCGTATTATTGGAAACTTCCGCCTCCGATATTCGGGTCATGTTATTTATATCGGCGAATGGGTTTGAATTGCGCCATCTTACTTTTACTTTCATGTATTATTTATTTTAGGGTATCAATAAAATTTTAATAAGTTTTTCGTCCATATTATAAATCACGTCCTTAACAGTCCATTTGCATCCGCCTCTATATACTGTAGCGCCAATATGCGGAGTTTCTGTAAAATCATCTGCGGGACTCGGCACCGTTCCCGGATAAAATACTATTACTCTTTTCATATCTAAAATCCGTCCAATGAATAATTTTACCTTCAAAATCTTTATCAAACCATTTAAAGAAGTCTTCCGTAGATGCAAAGCCGTCGTTTGTTGCAAGCTCCGATATTTCAAAAGGGTTAAGCGCTCTGTCATCAACATATACGGTAATCCTATTTGCAAAAAATATACCTATGAAATATGATATTTTTATGCTCTGTGTACTTTTACACACATCCGTTTTGAAATTATTGTAGTCCTTTGTCCGAACGCCCGTCGCAAAATGAATAGTATTGCCTTCTTTCCATCTGTCGGTTTTATCCTCTCTTATAGAATGAATTTTAACACCTGAGTTTATCGGTTCTACAAATTGCGGTTTAAATCCTAAAATCATTGTTGAACCTCCTTTCTTTTCAAATATTCCGACTCCAAATTTTCTACATAATCTAAAATATCAACCCACGGAGGAAGACCGCCGACTTGCTTGTCGTCAATATACAGATGTGCATACACTTTACGCGTTGCACCTCCGTATTTGGCCATATTTTCCGGCTCATGGTCGTTTACCCTATGGAATGGAATATCATTCGCCAAAAGCCAGTTTATTGCCTCTGTAAGCAAAACACCCTCACGGCAAGTCCAAATTATCAAGTAATGCCCTTTATCCTTTAAAGATCGCATTACATTAGGCGCACAAGGCGCGGGGGTGCCGATACCCGGCCATTCCCCCGTGTGCAATGTTCCGTCAAAATCTACTGCTATAATCATTCGTCGTCCCCTCTTAGATATTCAAAAGGATTATATCCCGTCGCAAGATTGAAAAACTCGAACATTTCAACACAATTTGCATTATCTGTAACAAGCTCAATTTCGTTTTCTTCAATTTCGCCCTCTATTTCAGAATGTTTCCCTAATACTTCCCCAAAATAGACATTGGAGCCTATTATTTTTTCCACATCGGCAGAATCAGCGACAAATATTCCGCTCAATTCGCCCATCCTACCACAATCACATTTAAATCTATATATCCCTTTCATAATTTAAACAGTATTTAAATTTCAATTAAATGTTACATCATATTACGAAACCAAATCATTTGGTCGAAAATACTCTCTAATACGCTATCCTGATACTCTAAACTTTTGCATATTCTACCAAGTGTAATAAGTAAAACACCAATGGCAAAAACGAGTACAGATAAAAGTATTACGATCACAAAAATTAAATTTTCCATCACTTTACCCTCCAATCAAATAGTTAATAAAATCCTTTATCACTAATAATATCCAGCAAAAGCCGATAAAACCTAAAGGCATGCCAATACCCCAAACAATCACATTAATCAGCCTCCACTTCGTCCGCGCTCTCATTATCGCTTTGTTTTTCGGCATGATATGGAAAGATGTCTATGATTTTAGTTTCCTTTATCGAAACACTGTTATAATCGGCTAAAGTGCCTTTCATTCCGTCGGACAATCCTTGCATTGCATATTCGAGCGACGAAGCCTGAACCAGCATCCGTGCTTTTGTCTTTTTCTCGCTTCCTGATTTTTCATCAAGGGTTACAAATTCTACACCGCATTCATAGAAGCGGTCGCCATAGTCATTCAAAAAGGTTTCCGAGAACTTTGCTCTTTTAATATCGGAAATTGTAAACTCGCCATTTATATATGGCTTTATTTCCTCTATAATTCTCGCCTCGGCTTCCGTAAAAGATAAGGCATCCACTAAATAAGGCTCGGTAACCTTCTTTTGCATTCCATTTTCAAGTATCTTGTCGTATGATACTTTGCATTCAAACCAATTGTGCATAATAGTCAATATTTAAAAGTGTTCTACATTCTGTTAAAACTTGGCTCGCATTTGCTCCAAATATTATATTTATCCTTAGTTTCAAAATAGAAGTGTATAGCAGTAGCCTCGACAACATTCGACTCTTTGAATAATCGCATAATCTCTGAATATTCGGGGCTGTTAAAATCGCTTTCAAGTTCATACAGGCGTGAAATTGATTTATAGTCGAGGTCGCCCGCTTCATTTCGCTGTATCATCATCATTGCAAGCTTATACATAGGGTCTTTTTCGCCTTTTTCGCTATTCTTTACCCATTCTTTGAGAAATTCGACCAGACGTTTCTCGGCGAGATCGGCGCGCTCATCAAAGCCTTTAACCTTCGCTCCTTTCACTTGCATTTTGAAATTTTCGTCCGATACCGTAAAACTTAGCTGGTCGGTAGTTTTGAGTTTACCATATTCGCGCATGATCTCGAACCATGTTTCGGTTTCGCCACGCAACCAAGCCTTAAACTCTTTGCCCGCTTCCACATAATCCATAAACCGCGATCTTATGCGGGTAACAAAGTCAGTTCTCAAATTTTCGTAAGCCTCTTTTTTCAAATTTTCGGCTTCGGTTTTTTCGGCAGATAATTTGCGAAGTAATTCGTCTTTTTCCGCTTGCGTTAAATTGTCTAAATTCATAATTATATTTGTTTAAATGATATGATCTGTGACACCTTGCGGCGCTCCGCTGCGTGTTCCTTCTAATTGACATAGTTTCACTTTCAAGGCATTATATTGCCGTATGCTTGTTTCCCATTCTTTTTTATTGAGACCTTTAAACAATCGCGCTTCAAAGTCTAATAGTGCCTGACGGGTTTCTTTCAGTTCTTTTTCTTTTTTCTGCTCGAGTAGAACATCAAATTTCTGATTTCCCATATTTATTCCTCCGTTACTTTATTTAATACAGCCGTTACCCATGCCTCGGCCTCTTTACTTTTCATATCTCCAAAAATCCTGTATAGCTGACGAAGTTTAAGAAGTGGTATTGCGTTGAATCGCTCGGAACTCGCCGCATTACAAGCAACTTTTTTTACATAGGCGATATCGGCTTTATATCCTTTATAGCTCAACCACGAAAACAAGACCGCAATCACACGCTTACGCGCCATATCCAACTCGTCTTTAAATCCCCCGGTTAGTTTCCGCCTCATGCGGTCGTACATAAACCGATGGTTGTCGTACATTACCTTTAGGCTTTCCGTTTTTCCTTCCGAATACTCGAATACGATGCCTTCACGGATAACTTTTGTAAATTCCTTATTATACCCTTCTAATAAATTTACATAGCCGAAAAACCATTTATGAGGGTTATATGTCGCTATTGCTGGTTTCATATTATTTTTCTATATTTCAAATAATCCTTAAAAAAAGACAGATAGAATTTTGCCCTACTTGGCTCATACCAACGCAGATAGTTTATTTTTTCGGCTATCTGTTTTTTTGTACCAAATCCACACATAACGCAGCCCGTGCGGTCTAAATAGTTGTAAATAATGGGGGTTGTTTTATTTATCCCTAAAGCCTTTTCTATTTCGTAAAGCTCAGCGTTGGTTACATCAAAAATCGGCTTGAATAATGTTTTTGAGTTTCTCACACAGAAATCATATTCTTTGTTTTTTCCTGTGCTTCGTCTGCCTTTTTCGTCTTGCCTTAGACCTACTATATTTGCCTTATTTTTTTTGAGGACATCTTCTTTTAAAAACTTACAACATTTTTCAGACAGACATAAACCGCATGAATTTACCCACTCACATCTTTCTGTATAGTCCTTTAAAATGCGCTCGTTTGAGATTTTTACATTCCACTTTTTTATATGTAGATCATTCCAATATTTACTAAATTGTTTTCCCCATAAGGGTAGCCCTTCTGTTTCAAAAATCTCAAAAATTTTCACTCCCGATTTTATTGTAGTAATTTCTTGCTCCTCTATTCTGTGCCGTATATCAGAAAATTCATTGTAAGTTTTCGCATATATTGCGGGAAATTTTTCATTATCATATCTTAATACATTACGAATTATGTGTAATAATACATGACTATCACGGCCACCGCTATAAGACAGCTTTGCCGTATCAGGATTATGAAGTTTATAAGCCTCTAATCGTTCTGAAATGACATCTATTTTTTGGTAAATATTCATAGCCCGTTTTCAAATGCTTCTATCGTTTTAAATATCTGTATTGCTACTTGCGGCACTATCGCGTTACCGAAGCCCTTTATTGATTGGCGTCGCCATTTAGGAAAGGTAATACCGTCCATAATGGAGGAAAGCCCATCATTTCCGCTACAAATTGGGGATTGAGTTGGGAACCTGTCAAACCCAATGACCTCCCAACCGATTGTTGATGCTCCGACCTGATTCCCCGTTTGTAGTCTGTCGCTTGCGGAGTCGGTAATAAACCGCGTATCGCAAGGTCTGCTAAATTCAAACTGTGCGAAATTCCGTTCGATGCTTTCCGCCTCAATGTTTCCGTTATTTCCGCATCGTAATGCGGCGTTTCCTGTGTTGTCGAGGTTGGTAGCAACCCCCTCTGTGCCATTTCCGACAAAGGCATCCCGAAGCCGTTCCCATTTTTGGCCGTTAGTTTCGCTTTTTCCCGTCGCCTGTCCGTTTTTTCCAAATCCTGCGATATCGGTTCCATCGCCGTAGGCGTAGGCAACAAACCAAATTCGGTATCTTTGATGGGGAGCGTTGACACTGCAAGCTGGCAATAAGAGCGGCCAGACTTTGTAACCCTCATTTTCCAAGTCAGTACACACCGTGTCGAATACCATCCCGGCATTCCAACTAATAAGGCCACGAACATTCTCTGCAACGACCCAGCGGGGGCGAATCTCTCTAATTGCCCGATACATTTCGGGCCAAAGATAACGGGGGTCGCTTGTGCCACCTTTAAGCCCGGCGTCTGAGAATGGCTGGCAGGGAAAGCCCCCTGTAAGTATATCGATCTGTCTTCTGTGTCTTGCGAAATATGTTTTTTTAATGTCTGCATAAGCTATTGATTTTGGAAAGTGATACTTTAAAATTTGTTTGCAAAACTCATCGTTTTCGCAATAGAATATATTTTGCCATCCCATCATGGCGGCGGCAAGGTCAAAACCTCCGATACCCGAAAATAAACTTGCATGTCTCATTTTATCAATTATTTACTTTGTCCCTGCCAATAATTATTTGCGAATTCCGCGTCTATATCTATATATCCCACACCATCAGGCTCGAATCGGCTCTCAATAAAAGCCCTGCGTCCCTCTACCCGGGCGATGACATTTGCATCGCGCCATATCCTTTGCGCCGTTTTCCCTTCGGGCTTGCGTCCGTCTACGTGGCTTATGAATATGAATATCTTGTTTGCGAAATCAACCTTTAGTTTTTTATACTCGCTGAATTCCAATTCCATAAACTGCAAGCTGTCAATTATCACGATGTCGGGCGATTTATGTCTTGATAGGCGGGTGTACATTTGATTGAAATTTTCCTGTGCAAGAATGAGTTTCCCTTTTGCTTCGCTCATATCTACGCGCTTAAATGCAAGTTGTATCGTTTTGGAGAATCCTTCCTCAATTGAGTTGTAATAAACGCGTCCGAAATTTGTCAGATACTTTGCTACCATCATGGCAAAAGATGTTTTACCGTTTTTGGGTGGCCCCATTATTATCCAGCTTCCCGTTATTTGGGGTTTGCCTATTTCTCTGAGCCACTCACCCTCGAACTCCAATTCTTTAAACTTGGCCCGTTCTATATCCGTGGGCGACCATGCTCTCTCTATCATTATCAACCCTCCACTTTTGAAAATTCAGTATATATGCGGCGTAAGCTCGGTACATTGTCGTCGCCCATCGTTTGGCGAAGCGTTACATTTATATTTGTTCCAGCTGGCGCATTGGCTTTGATAATCATTGCCGCCGTTGTAGCTAAAAACTTTTCGCGCTCGTCAGCATTGAGAGGAACCACAGAGCCGTATTTTTTACCGAAGCGTGAGAATATCTCAGCATATCCTACTTTCTTATTATTAATAGCCCGTTCCATTTTTGCACGCAATCCATCTGCCCCTGCCATATAAATGGCACACCTGTATTCAGTTCCATTATATAATGCCTTAATCTCAAGGAATGCTTCATAATGAAGGTCTCCGACTTCGTCTAGTGCGATAATGGGGGGTGTATCTAATGTCCTTAGATAAAAGACTAAGTCCTCATACACATCGTTATATTTACCTCTATGGTCTACTCCAAACTCTTTTGCAATAGCACGGATTAGTTTTTGCTTTGATTTTACCTGAGAACAATCTATATACACAGCATTCTTGTGTGTTTTAGCATAATATTTCAGAGTGAATGTTTTGCCTATATCGCTCATATCGCATAGTAAGGAACAAAGGCTTTTTTCTTGGCACTTTTCCAATTGTGCGGTGATAAACTGAAAAACGGGGGTATCGACTTTTTGCCATTCGCGCTCCGCTTTCAGAGGAATACCGGCACGGCGGGCAAGCGTAGTCCATTTCACTTCGCTAAGAACTTTGTCGAAGTCGCCTTTCTGTATGCGGTTCCAAATTGCCTTATTTATACCGAGGCTTATTGCATATTGAGTATCGTTGCCCGAAAAATTTGCTTTTTGCTCCTTTAGGGCTTCAACTATCTGTTTTTTCACTTCATTTGTTATCATATCGTTATGTTTTTTAATTGATTACAATTGACTTATGGCGCGCTTTCCCCAATCTTCAACTCCTGAAAAGTCGAACTCTTCGTCTACATCGTCCGCACATATAATTGTATTTGTAGTATTTTCGGGTATCTCGGGAATGTCGTTAATAGCCTGTATCGTTTCGGGCTGTAAAGAGCCTACTTTCGGGATATCTGCCCGTTCCTCTTTTACGAACTTGTCAAATTTGGCAAGGCGTTTATTCTGGTATAGCATATTAGCCTTGTCGTCGTCTGTCCGCTCGATGGCGCATTCGTTGTATGCAAATTGCTCGCTGTTTAGTGCTTCGCCTATATACACATCTCCCTGATACAGATACACTTTATTTATACTGCCGTCGGCTTCGGGCATCCAATAGGCTGTAACGCCGTAGTTATTCGGTTTCAGTCGTTTCAGGCAATCGAAGTTTGTTAGCATAAAAGTCTCATTGGCGCACGGTACATAGTCATTGTTATATATGGATGTTTCCGTATCGTTACCGATGAAGCGGTATAGCGACCAATGCTCGATTGGTTGTAAGTTCGGGTTGATATTCGCCAACATTACTTGTTTGCGTGTCATTCCCGGGTATGTTTTTTGCAATGGGTGCAATTCATTGTTGTGTTTTTCTATGTCGGCCAAATCGTCGGCAACGATCGCTTGTGGTTGATATTCCGGCTCTATGAAGTCGCCCGATACTTTATTGCGAACCGATCGCCAAGCTTCATGCTTAGCATACCAGCGCCCGCGTGTGTGGCCCGCATCTTTCGCCGCCCCGTATTTTAGGGCCTTGATATTATGCTCGGCACGTTTTTCCGTAGGACTGACGCAAAAGCGGACAAATGGGAATAGTTTGTTTAGCCAGTCTATATCTTTCATTAAGTGATATTCGACTTCCAATTCGCCCGGCATCGGTAAACTAAGTTCCGACAATTCACAAAACATATTTCTGAAAGCTTCGACAACGGTGCCGATATTCGGCTTACCTATAATGTACGCAGGGCGAAAGTAATATCCCGAAACAACATCCACAGCAATATATTTCGCCACCCATCCGCGCACACTTTTACGGCTCAATACAACGTCGTCCATCGATATTTTTGAAAGGGAATAGCGACCGCGCTTACGTTTTTGTTTCGGACGGCGGTTATTGGCATAGTCAAAATTTCCGTTGCGCGATGCGTAAACGGCTGTATTATTAACAACATCTTTCAGGTATGCCCAAACGGTGCCGATACTAACTTCTAATGCGCGACCATCTTTATATCTGAAATCTTCGGGGCGGAATACTTCCCCCGTTTCTTTATCAAACAATTCTCTGTTACCCGATACAAACTCGAGATACAATTCATGTACACGGTTTATAAAAGGTTTGTCCTCTGTACGCCATAGGGCAAGGAATAATTTTTCAGTTGACACCGATACTTTACGGGCATTGTCGTTCCCATCGCGGCCATCAAGTAAAGCCGCATAACTGTCATTTAAATATGATTTATAAACCCTTTCAAGGCTGCGGACATTTTTATACGATTGACATGGGTAAGCCGCTTCTTTGCTTATTTCGCCGTCGGCATAGCCCTCGGCTTGCTCGCGGTACCATTCTAAAGCTGTTTTCCAAAAATCGCCCTTGTTTATTTTCTTTCCAGCGCGGGCGCGGGTTTCTATTTGCCGTGCCATACCGTCTTTAATCGCATTTAGCAATGTCGCACGGTTTACATATTCTTTTTGGCGTTCTGGGTCGATTGGTAAGCCGTCAGGCTTACGTTGTGTTAAGTAAAAAGTGCGGGCATTAGTATCTAATTCGGGTCTGAATATAGACCTCTGTGCCGCTTTTTCTGTATCTATCTTTCCATAAGCTGCTTCTAATACTTGTCTGCGCTCAGGACGCTTAATACTTTTTACGTCAATTAATGTATTGCCATGCCAAGAGCGACTTATAATAGTTAATTCGCCGTTTTGAGAATCATCTATAAATTGTCTATATGTAAGCCCGGCATTGCGCCAGTCATTTACTGTTATAGCTATTATGTTATTATCGATTACCTGATACATATACTTACATTTTTCTTTTTGCGGAAAGTGTCGGATTCGAACCAACGAATCGGTTTCCCGATTTACAGTTTAGCGGACTGCTGCAATAACCTCTCTGCCAACTTTCCAAGTTGCCCGTCCTTCCGGGCTGTTACTAATTAATTTTTCCTTGTAGGCTTAAACTTTCTTTTCTCTCTTTGCGGTTCCTCACTTACACTATTGCTTTGTGCTAATCTCCATTGCTGCCGCGTTGAGCCTCTTTTATACGTATGGTATAAACCATCTGTAACCCTATCATACGACACCACTGCGTTGCCTCGCCTGATGGCTCGACCTAAACTTTGTTCTCTCGCTTTACTCATACTTTTTATTTAGTTAGTTTGACTATCTTGATATACATATTTTGAAACTTCATTCTCGGTTAATCCATTAGCAGGACCGAATTGCTTTCCGTTTGCCATAATGGGAGCAAACTTGTATTTTTCCCCATCCATACCTAAATACACGATTGTTTGTTTTCCGCCGTCTTTCACATACCTGTATCGGCAATCTATTTTTAATGAGTTTGTTTTCAT